AAGTTTTAGACCTGCAAGATTTTGAATCTTGGTCTAGCACTCGCAAGCACTATTTGCCTTCTGCATACCATCGGCTCTTCACAGAAATCGATAAGCATTGCGAAAAGTTTCACCGACTCCCCACCCTTGAGGATCTCAAGTTTGAGATTCGTGACACAACTACCAAAGATTTGCTCTTTGCGATAGATGCTGTCGAAGTAGAAGCTGAACCCTTCATGCTTCTACAATACCTCAAGAATGAGTTTACTCAGAAAGAGATACTCAAGTCTCTTGAGGATTATGTTGACAATTCTATATCCTTTGAGGATGCTGAAGAGTCAGTAAATCATCTACATCAAATTGTTCTTGATGTCGAAGAAAAAGTAGAACTTCAAGAACCACAAGAGAGTATGCAACGTATTCCCTTGTTTGAACCAGATGAAGAACTTGGAAAGTACCTGCCCCTCGGTTTAAATACGGAGTATGACCAAGAGATCACGTTCTCCCCCCGAGACCTGATCCTTGTCGGAGGCCGTCGCGGGGCAGGGAAATCTATCACCTGTGCTAATATAGCTAACTCAGTATATGCTTCTGGAAAGTCTGCTCTCTATTTTACTATTGAGATGGATAGTCGTGCAATACTTCAGCGGTGTTGTTCGATTGCAACTGGTGTACCTTTCTCTCGTCTTCGTACTAAAAATCTTAGTATTATGGAGTGGGAGCAAGTAGCTAGTTGGTGGGCTGGAAGATACAAAGATAGTCAGGAGAGATTGGCAGAGTATCGAGAACATCGAAACTTTGAGCAGTTTCATGATAAATTAAAAACCAGCTGTGAGCTTCTCCCAACTCAACAGTTGGATGTAATTTATGACCCCAGCTTGACTATTTCTAAGATACGATCTGAGCTTGACAAAAAAATAAAAAGCAAGATGGATGTTGGCGTAATTATCGTTGACTACATCAATCAAGTAAAACGTTCTAGTATGCCTTCTCGTGGAGGACAGTATGACTGGACAGAACAGATAGAGGTTAGTAAAGCACTCAAGAGTATGGCGCAAGAATTTGAAACCCCAGTATTCTCGCCCTACCAAACTGACGCTAGCGGTGAAGCTCGCTTTGCCAAGGGAATATTAGATGCCGCCGATGCTGCATATAGTCTTGAAACTTGGTCACAAGAAGATAATTGTATTACCTTCAAGTGTGTAAAAATGCGAGCTGCCGCTATGCGTGATTTTTCTTCCTACATGGATTGGGAAACTCTCAAGATTGGTCCAGACACCGCTCTTACTCCGACAGAAAAAGAGGATAATGACCAAAAAACTGGTGAAGATATAGACGATATTTAAAATAGTTCTTGACATTTGTATCTATTTCTAGTATAATATATATTCAAAATGTGGAGACTTTATGATTATAAATGGCAGTATGAGATATTCACCTAGTGGTAGACTTAGAAAAAATATTCTTAAAAACAGCAAGAAGCGTGTTGAGTTTATGCAACTTCATGCGGAGAAAGAACCATATCGTAGAGAGACCCCTGATTATCCGTCAGCACCTCTTACTCCCTACAAGCCTCGTCCACGAGACGACTGGAAAGTAGAAGTATCTTCCCAATATACTATTGCACCTGCATATAACAAAGGCGCATACCAAGTTATTGGTAAAGATAACATTGAGGATATTGGCAAGTAATGTTAATGGCATTTCTGCTAGTAGTAATTGTAGATGGCGATAGAGAGCCGACTGCAAACATGTATTTTCGTAACATCAATAGATGTAATTATTTTTCGGAAAGAATAGAACGAGGTAGGTACGGAAGATCGTATCGAGGGTTTCAAGCTAAAGTAACAGCATATTGTACACCAAGAATGGTATCAGAGGAGACAAGATTTTGGGATTAGCACCTGACTTTAAGTTTACACAACAAGACTTAACCGAGCTCAATGCAGATGGAAATCGAGAGCGGGGTCGTTATGGAGAAGATGAAAGTAGTTATCCTAAGGTAAAGCCTCCTTTGTCGGAAAGTCCAGAAATAGCATCTGAAATGGAAAAGTATGTGGAAAGTGATTTGCCACAAGAAAAACAAAAATATAAAGGATGGTTTTGGAACTACCCACAAAAGAAATATTATAGGTGGGATAATCGACCCGACGAAAACGACGAGAACCCTAACTGGTGAATGTAGAGACATTACTAACAAATAAAAATATATACTTCATGCCAAAGGGCAGTGACTTTCTTGTTCGCTGTCTAAATCCTGAGCATGAGGATAAAAATCCAAGTATGAGAATTGACCAGATTACTGGGATATTCAATTGCTTTTCTTGTGGTTACAAGGGAAGTTTATTCAATCATTTTGGGGAAAGGGCAAATCAATTACAACAGCAGCGCGAACTTTTCAAGAAGAAACTTTTACAAAAGAGGTCTGAAAGTGTTGGCTTGTCCTTTCCGCAGAATAGATTACCATATGTTGGAAACTGGAGAAATATTCGTCCAGAAACCTACAAAAAGTTTGAAGCATTTCAACACCCTGCACCTGACTATGTAGGAAGAATAGTATTTCCTATACGAGATATTGCAGGAAGAATAGTTGCGTTTCAAGGGCGGCACACAGCAGACGGGAGGCCAAAATACAAATTTACTCCTCCAGGCGCAAAACTTCCGTTCTTCCCGATAGTGGATTTTATACAGGGTTCCGCTATCCTAGTTGAAGGTATTTTTGATATGATAAACCTTCATGATAAGGGATTGACAAATGCTGTGTGCTGCTTTGGAACAAACAACTATAATGAAACAAAATTATCTATGCTCCGAGTACAAGGAGCAGAATACGTCGACATCTTTTTTGATGACGATGATGCGGGACAAAGTGCCGCAGAAAAACTAAAGACTGAGTGTGAGAAAGTTGGTCTCGTAGCTAGGAATGTGCACTTCAAAAACACAGACCCTGGTGCTCTCAGTCAACTTCAAGTAGATAAGATAAAGGAGAAGTTATATGGCTAAAGTTGCCTTAATAGAAACTAAACCGAGTAGGACGGACTACAGAAAAGAGTTCGGTGGTGCTTTTGATTTTGACCAGTACCAACTTTGTTCTGATCCTACAATTAAGAAAGTATTAAAACGAGACTGTGATATAGATATAAATGCAGACTTATACGATTGGATTGTATTAGTTGGAAGCGAGTCTTTGAAATACTTTACAAAAATAAATTCAGTTACAGAATATTCTGGCAAGAAAGTAGAAGAAAAATTCTTGCCAGTAATAAATCCAGCCATGCTTACTTTTAAACCTGAAGCACGTAAGACATGGGAAGAATCAAAAGAAAGCATCATTAAGTACATTAATGGTGAAATAGAAGAGGTGATAATAGATGAAGAGATTGCATTCGGTATTCAAGACACAAGAGACTGTAACAATTTCATTCGAGCAGCCATTGAACACGATGGCACTTTTATTGCGCTTGATAGTGAAACAACTGGGCTGTACCCTCGCGATGGGCATATACTTGGTATCTCACTTTGTTATGACGGCCACAGAGGAGCGTATATATCTACAGATTGCTTTGACGAGGAAACTGAAGAACTACTTCAAAAACTTTTCACTAAAAAGCGGGTAGTATTTCATAACGCAAAATTTGACGTTGCTTTCTTTGAGTATCATTTCAACTTTAAGTTTGATAGAATAGAAGATACCATGTTGCTCCACTACCTCATAGACGAGAATCCAGGAGGGCATGGTCTCAAGCAGTTATCTATAAAATTTACTCCGTATGGCGACTATGAGAAGCCAATGTATGATTGGATGGATAACTATCGTAAAGAAAACGGGATTCTCAAAGGAGACTTCCAGTGGGGATCTATTCCGTTTGATGTAATGAAAACATATGCAGCGATGGATGCTCTATGTACTTATCTTCTTTATGATAAATTTAAGAAAATTAAAGAGAACCCTAAACTCAAGTGGGTATATGATAATATACTTATTCCTGGTACACGTTTTCTAATTGATGCACAGGATAATGGTGTTCCCTTTGATAAAAAAAGACTATATGCAGCTCAAGAACTTATGCAAGATCAAATTGATGAAGCTATCTCTAAGCTGTATAATGACCCTAAAATTGGAAAATGGGAAACTATAAATGGAAAAGACTTTAACCCTAATTCTACTGTTCAGCTTCGTTCCCTTCTTTTTGACTACTTGGGTTTGCAACCTACTGGCAAGAAAACAGGAACGGGAGCGCACTCTACGGATGCAGAAGTACTCGGAGACCTCAGTAGTCAATCCGAAGTTCCTGGACTTATCCTTAACATACGTCAACGATCCAAAATTAAAAATACTTATTTGGACAAAATCATACCGCAACTGGATAGAGATAGCAGACTTCGTACATCGTTCAATCTTCATGGGACTACTAGCGGTCGCCTCTCTTCTAGTGGTAAGCTTAATATGCAGCAACTTCCTCGGGATAACCCTGCTGTAAAAGGATGTATCAAAGCGGCAAAAGAACATAAGATTGTTGCTATGGATTTGACTACAGCAGAGGTTTATGTTGCTGCAGTTCTTGCGAAAGATAAAGCTCTTATGGATGTATTCCGTTCAGGAGGAAACTTTCATAGTAGTATTGCGAAAACAGTATTTCGTCTACCATGTGAAGTAGAAGATGTAGCCGAGCACTACACCACTCAAAGACAGGCTGCAAAAGCCGTTACTTTCGGTATTATGTATGGTGCTGGCCCGAAGAAGATTAGTGAACAAGTAACCAAAGATTCAGGCACATATTTTAGCCAACAAGAAGCAAAAGAGGTAATAGATGATTATTTTCAATCTTTTCACGCTCTTAAAAAATGGATTGACACGAACCATAGATTTATTGAGCAAAACGGATTTGTCTACAGCTTCTTTGGAAGAAAAAGGAGACTACCAAATGTCAAATCTTCAGACGCGGGTGTCAAGAGTCACAGCATTCGTTCTGGTCTTAACTTTCTGGTGCAGTCTACTGCTAGCGATATTAACCTTCTTGGGGCTATAGATATGCACGAAGATATAAAAGCGAGTAATATGAAAGCCCGTATATTTGCACTTGTGCACGACTCTATTCTTGCAGAAGTACCAGAAGAAGAAGTAGATACATACTGTGAGAAATTACAGCATTGGATTCAACTAGACAGAGGAATTAAAATTCCTGGAGCCCCTGTTGGGTG